CCTACTTTTTTCTGTGCTGCTTTATGTGCTTGAGTAAAAGTTTTACCTTTTTTCATCATAGCTGTCATAGATTTCATGTGTTTTCCAGTATGATGTTTAGAGTGCTTTTTCATAACATCTTGTTGTCTTTTAGTAAGAGCTGAAACATCAGCACCTTTTATCATAACTTTTTTCTTAGAAGTTTTTTTAGTAGGTCTACCTTTTTTACTTCCGTATGTTCCCGGTCCACTTGGCATAGTTTTCTCCCTTTATTAATTAGGCATACATTTATGCATTTCGCCACTTTTATATTCTGGCTGAGTTGATTTTGCTGAACCGCCTGTGTTGTAATTAGCTCTACCGCCATACATCATTTTTTTCTTTTTATCTTTTCCGTACATTTTTTACTCCTTATTATAAAAAGGAGAGGTCCGAAGACCTCCCCAAATTAGTATTAGTCAATACCATAGAATGCAGAAACTAAAGCTTCGTCTCTTAGGACGTTAGCTCCGTATACATGCAATCCACGAACTATGTCACCAAACGAAGTTGGGTCTCTCAACACTTCTGTTGAAAGAATAGTTTGTGCAGTAGCTGTAGATGAGATATGTCCAGCCAAACATTTACCAGCAGCATTAGATGTTGCAGCAATGTTGTTTGATTTGTACATGTCAAATCCACGAAGTTTACCACTTGATACTAAACCATTTCTGATTGAGCCTTGACCTGCGTTGAAGTCTACAGACAACAATTTAGAAGATGATTGACCTAGTACTTCATAGAAGTCAGGACTAGCAACGAACCATCTACCTTCTTCAGGTACATTTTGTTCGTCTAATAATCTAGCCATTCTAGCCATTAAGTCTAAAGGGTCAGTCTCAGACGGACCTAAGTCAGCAGCACCAGAGCCATCAAAGACTCCCGCACCTAAATCAGTGTCACTGTCAGCACCTAAAATGTGATTAGGTGAAGAAGCAGAACAACCGGCAAACATTTCTGCTATAACAGCAGCATCGTATGCATCTTTAAGAGCATAAGCGGCTGATGAAGTAGCGACTTCTTTAAAGTTAACGTGAGACATATTAGTTTCAATATCATCAACGATGAATTTGAAAGCATTAGCTTGGTCAACTACCAAAGAAGCTTCTTGGTCAGTTAGTCTAGTTTCAGTTGTGTCAGTATTTCTAGTATACGCTGATACAGAAATTACTGGCTCTTTGATAATCTTTACAGAGTCTCCAAACGCTGATATTTCTCCAGCGTAATCAGTGTTAGTAATAGCTTCAACTACCGAAGATTTTCTGAAAAAGTTTAAAACCTTTTTAGAATAAATCGAAGGTAGGAAAAAACTATTAGTTTGTCCACTGACGGAGTTTGCAAAGTTAGCATTAGTATCCGTTCCGGGTTCAAAAAATTGAGCCATGGGATATTCTCCTGTGTTTTATAGTTATTTAATGATTCTGCCTTGTTGCATTGCTTCACTGATTTCACTTTCGTGTTTATCAAATTCAGCCATGCTCATTGCAGCAATCTCCTTTTCAGACCATATCTTTTGCTGTGCAGGTTCTACGCTTGTTGTTTTAGTAGATACCATATCAGCAGCAGACTTAGTCTTTTTAGAAGATGACTTCATCTTATTAGGAGTAACTTCCATACCTATATCTTTCTTAAATAAATCTATTGCACGACTAGCTAAATCGGCATCGTCAGCATTTTTGTATATCCAATCTTGGATAGACTCTGGCTGTTCTTTTGCCCATGTATGAAAATCATCACTGTTTCTAACATCGTCAAAATCAGGATGTCTTTCTAGTAACCTTTTTTCTGCTTCTTGTTGTGATATTTCTACTTCACGCTGTTGGAGTTTACTAAGACGTTCTTCTAGAACTTTTGCCTTAGATTCACTTTGCATGTGAGCAACTGTTTCTACAACTTCATAAACATCAGGATATTGTTGCTTAAATTGTTCAAGTTCTTCTTCGGTTTTAGGAGCTTCGTAATCAGTTCTATTTTTAGTAGCTTCTTCAAGTAGTTCCTGTTCCCTAGATTTAAACTCATTAAGTTTAGAATCATAATGTTTTTTCAAATCATCATAACGTTTTTTATAGTCAGGTTTTTTATAAGGAGCTTCTTTAGCTTCTTCCTGAATAGCTTCTTGAGGTTCTGCTACAGCTTCAGTAACTTCGTTACTTTCGTTTGTAGGTTCTTCAAAAAACATTTCGTTACTTGATTTAAAAGGTTTATCCTCACCGTCATGCCAAGATTTTTTTAAATTATAAGGATTGGCTTGTTCCTCTTTTTCGACTTGTTCAGTCATTTTCTATCCTCCTACTAAGGGCTTCGTTTAACAAGGTAGCTGCGGTGTGCACTTGCAGGGCTTGTCTTGTAAAGGTCGCCTTTCGGTTGTTATATTTTGATAAAGTGCCTATTGCTAGGGTAGCTTTATCCCTTGTTAGCTCCTTACGTATGGTCTAGTAGAAAGCATAGATTTTTTAAGTTCGTCTCCAACTAAGTCTTCTTCCTCTTGCATTCCTGCTTGAGGACCGACTGTTTCTTTGGTAACACGAATATTTTGCTGTACAGGTTGCTGTTCAACCGGCATAACATTTTCTTCTTCCATTAAACCACCTTCTTGAGCTGGTTGTCTTTCTTCTGCTTGAGCTTCAGCTTGTTTCATCATAGACATTAAATTGTCTGCTCCGATAACATCTACAGCCTTTGCAGTAAAGACAAATTCACCGTCAGATAACCTTGCGGGTATACTGTCGGAGACTTCTGACCCCGGACCTTCAACAGGTCCAGAGCCTGAAAATTCCATTGCAACTTCCATAACTTTGTCAAATAACATACTAAGTTGTGGGTTTGCTTCTAATTCTTGCATAAGCATTTCTTCTTCATTTTCATCTAATGCTTCATCTATTAAAAAGTCTATATAATTATCTTCCATCATTTCGTCTGGAGCTTGAGACTCTTCTATTGCTTGTTGTTCTTGTAATTCTTCTTCAGCAGTTTCTGCAACTGGTGACATCATATTTGACATTTGATTTTCCATGTCAGGTGTTTCTTCTGTTTGCATCATGTCTGCCATTTGGTCATCCATTAACATACCACCTTCTTGTTTACCTTCTCTTAACATTTTAAAGTCTTCACCAGTAATATCACCATCATTATTTTTATCTAATTCTTTTTGACCACCAGCTAATCCGCCAGTTGCCAGTTTTTCTTTTTCTTCTCTTAGTTTTTTTCCAACATTAGTTACTCCTTCTCTTAACATTGATTTTTTAAATTCATCACCAACTGAATCATTTTTTTCAACAGGAGCTGTTCTTATTGCTTTATTTCTAATAGCTACTCTTTCAGGTTCTGATATTGGATTTTGAAATAAATTACTCATTCTTCTTAAACCAATATCTATATCTTCAATAGGCATATCATTAGGATTTTTGTTATGAATTACTGCCATTCTATTAGCTTCATCTACAAGTGCTAGTTTGTTATCTTCATCTACAGATAGTTCTCTACTAGGTGGAGCATCTCTAGTAAGTAGACTAGGCTCATTTAAAGTTTGTAATCTTTCAGCTAGTTCTTTATCTTCTTGTTTATCTCTTGGATTTAAAGGTTTCATACTATTCTTTCCTATTTAGTGCTTCTTTAACTTGCTCCGGCAGGGATTCCAACCGTGCCAGAGAAGCTATCCTCCCCTGCAACCGGAACATCTCCGATTCCGATGTTGCCACCGCCAGTGCCTGTAGCTCCAAGGTCTTGAGGTTGGACAGGTGTTCCTGTAAGACCTCCCATACCTGCTGGTTGTTGACTACCGGGTTCAGTTTCCTCGCCTGTGTTTTGTTGAGCATTTTGCATTCCTATAATTTGTGCCATGATAGCTGCTTCCTCTGGGTCATTCAGAATTTCATCTGGGTCGAGGTCTAAGCTGTAGGCAAGTTCACTAACCAATTTAGATATTTTAACAAACGGTGCAATAGCAGGGCTTTGTGCAGTTTGTAAGAACATAGTAAGTCTCTGACTTCTAACTTCTTTTTGCATCAAGCTATTTGTACCAGTTGCTCTAACTTCTAAATCACCTGCCACATCTATCTTACCTTCAAAAAACTGCATGTTCCATTGAAAGTAAGACTCTCCTAGTGGCTTTAGTAAAAAGTCATCAAGATTTTTAACGACTGTTTTTATGTTTAAACTTGCTGCTCCTAGTAACATTGACATACCTGAAGCAGTCCTTGTCATACTTTGAACTCCTGTTTGTCCATGTGAATAACTTGGAATACCAGTTTGTTCATCAGCAAGTTGTCTAAACCGGTCAAACATCATCATATTTTCTGGTGCTGTATTCGGAAACTTCAGACCATAAATAGATTGACCGGGCATCCCTGCTTGTCTTCTAAAGATTTTACCGGGATAGACTTCCATATTTTGCCCACCTACCAAAGCTGATTCATCAACATCAAATACTAATGAACCTGCTAATGCTAAGTTATCAATAGCCATACGAGCATGACCATTCATAATTTGTTGAGAATCATTCATATTCTCAGCTACTCCTATACCAAAGAAATTGTAAGGATTTCTTTCGTAAGGAAATGCACTGTAAGGTATACGGTATGGTGTAAAAGGATTGATTACTGCTCGTAGTAATTTATCACCACATACCCATGCATTAATTTGTACTTCATCTAAGTCATCTATAGACTCATCTAATTCCATTCCAACTTCTCTAGCATACTCGGCATCCATGATACCCCAATATTCAAGTACTTCAAAGTTAGCTGTATAGCTATCGTCTACTTTATAGTCATCTCTTAAATGAGCTTCAAAATCTTTATCTTCGTAGTTTGCTCCTTTTTGAATACATTCTCTAATAGCATCCTCATCGAAGTAAGGCATATTTCTTAACTGCCTTAACTGACTACGATTCATTTTATGTCTGTGAACTACATACTCACATTCATCTATGTTTGTTGCTGCAGGGTCTGGATAAAAATCCCAACAACTTACAAACTCAATTCTCGGTACTCTAACTTCTAAAGGGTTGTATTGTCTTTCACCACTTTCATCTGTATCCCACTTGTGAAGTTTTTTATTAAAGTTAAAAGGTCCTTTAATAATTCCAGTACCTAATAATGAAGATTCTAATAAAGCATTTCTTATTTCTGAACCACCATTAGATTCTTCTATTTGGTCATGGATTAATTTTTCCATTCTTCTTGCAGTTTTTTCTGCAGGAGAAACTTCAGGTATTTGTGGATTAGGCGTTAATCCTTCCTGTAACATTCCCTGTTCATCTGCTTGAGCAATAATATCATCCTCAAACATTCCAGTGCCTAATGTTGCACCAGCTTTTAAAGTTTTACCATCGCCTTCGTAACCAACATTATAAATATTTTCAACTGGGTCATCTTCTAATCTATTACCAATATTATCTGGTACATTAGATTCTATTCCCATTTGTGGATTTTGTGTATCTAGGTAAGCATTTTCTTTCTCACCTTCAGGTATTTTAGTTTCTGCAATACCTATTGGAAATTTACCTGTACCAAAAATAACATCTACTAATTGTCCAAAAGCAGCTAATACTTTTGTCTTAGTTATCTTAACAAATATTCTAGATTTTTCAGATTCTCTAAATTTTACAGACCTGTTATATAACCCTCTATAGTTTTCATAGGCTTTAAGCCATCTTGTCTCGTCACCGTCACGAGCTTCTTCTGCTAAAGTAAATCTACTTTTAACAATGCCAACTAAATTAATCTGTTGGTCTTCTTCTAAAGATAAAGTTTTACCAGCTTCACCCTCTACATCTTCGTAGATATTATTTGCTGTTAAAAATGTATTGTCGTTTTCTGCCATTATCAATAACCAAAATCTGAATCAGCAGGTTTAAACATATCACGTTTAAAACCTCTTAACCTTTCTAATGGGTTTTCCATTCTAGGTCTGCTCATTATCATATATCTTAACGCATCATATGCGTGGTCAGAAGCGTGAGTATCCACATCTTCTGGATTAGTTTTTGATAACGGTATACTTTGTAACTCTCTTATTAAGTTTGGGCAAGTATTAAATATCTGCAATTTAGGTCTACCGTTATCTTTTATTTTTAAAAATTCATGTATTTGAATTTTACCTTGTATACGATTTTTGTCAGCTCTTCTTAACTTATGACCTGCTCGTAACAAAGCTTCTCCAACGGTAGGACCAGTAGTACCTGTTCTAGCCCAAGCTGCAGTATCTAATACACCATTTACTGAAAATGGGTCTACCACTTCCATATCTGTTATTATACTGCCTAATTCTTCTCCTGTCAAGCCTTTTTTGTATAATTCTCTATAAATTATTAAAGTTCCATCATTTATATCAATAGTTCCCCATAAACAACAGCTTTCAGCAGCATAACCATAGTCAACTCCCTTTGTTCTTTCCCACGGTAAAGGTATCTCAAACGGTGGTATTACATGTACTAAGGGGTCAAATTCTACAAAAGCAGCACCTTCAGCTACATCCCAATTACCTTCTAACAACTGTCTACGTTGTATTGGCGGTAGTGAGTTTAGCATTTGTTCATAAATACCATCCTCTGCTAAGTATGGATTATCTGCTAATTTAGCTGGAATAAATTTACGAGTTAGTCCATCAGTACCTAAAAAACTTTTATTAGATTCATGTGGGTCTATGTATCTACGTTTTACCCATGTAGAACCAACACCACCGGGGTTAGCAGTGCAACGTAAATAAGTTTTAATTTCAGGGTCAGTTGTTCTTAGCCTAGATGCTAGATAGTTCCAACTAAATTCTGTAGGTAAGTGCGTAATCTCATCAAAGCCAATCCAAGAGTATGCTTGTCCTTGATAACGATAAACGTCTGCATCTCTTTCTAAGAAACCAAACTCTATCTTTGCACCACTTGGAAAGTTCCAAAGTTTTTCTACTTCTCTAAACTTAGCTCCGGGAAATGCTTGAGGGTATAGTTCACGAGATTTATCAATCATCTCTCGTAGTTCTGGCATAGACCTACGCAGTATTAAAGCACGATGGGCTTTACGATGAGCATAACGTAATGGGTCAACAATCATTGCATATGATTTACCACCACCTGCAGCACCGCCATACAATACATCTTTTTCGTCTGCAGCTAAGAAATCTGTCTGTGGTCCATCGTTAGCGTTAAAAAGAATGTTAGCATCTTCTAAATCTTTTTTAACAGTAGCAGGTAATTTATCTAACTCATCAGTAGTGGCAGTATTTTTTTCATCACCACTTAAATCTTGTAAAGTATCTTTTTGTTTTTTTAAAGACTTACGAGCATTGTTAAGTTTCTGCTCAATCTTTTTAATGTTCTTTTGTTTTCTAGAGACTGCTCGATGAGCTGCAAACTTTGCTTCATCTTTTAAAGTTGGTCTACCGCTTTTTTTTCTAGGTGTACCGTCTTTTTTTAAAACGAAGTTGCCTTCATTATCTTGCAAGTAAAGATGAGGATTCTCTTCCCAGTCTTTCAGTTCGTGTGCCATACTTTTTATCTATGTGTTTTTTTAATCCGGGAGTTGAAATCTTACGTCCTGTTTCATACTCTAGCCAATCTACTGCAGTTTGTAAAGATACTTCTTCGTTGACAATCATATTCTCTACAGTTTGTAAAGCTTCTAACTCTTCTTCAATCGGTTTTAAATGACCAGTAACTTCATCATAGGTATACCCAAAAGGTATAGTAGATGTAGCTCTTTTGATATAACCGTCAGGTAACATGTTCATAATAACTATTATTTAAAATACGTTCTAAGATTTTCGTAGTAATCTTCTAGTTTGTCTTTTATCTTTTCGTAGGTATTAGGGTTTTCAGTTTTTATAACTAATACACCTACAACAACACCTACAATAATTATAAAAATTATGCCATCCATCATTACTTCTCCTGTTTAGATTTAAATATTTTATCCCAGTTATTTTCAAACTGTGTTCTTGATACTTCTATTGGTCTTGGTCTAGAACCTTTTCCTATACGGTTAGGAGTCATCCTAATTGGCTTTTCATCTTTACCTAATTGTGCCATACTATTTTTGATTATGTGTTCTATGTTCTATTTTAGTTTCCCAGTTTTCTATAGCTTTACGAATACTTTCTTCAGCCAAGACACTACAGTGTAATTTTATAGGTGGTAAATCTAAAGCTGCAGCAATATCTTTATCTTTTATTTGTTTAGCTTCAGCTATAGTTTTACCTTTTAACATATCAACAAACATTGTGCTGGAAGCAATCGCAGAGCCGCAACCATAAGTTTTAAACTTAACATCTGCTATTATATCATTGTCAAGTTTTAATTGCAACTTCATTACATCCCCACAAGCCGGAGCACCAGTCATACCAGTAGCAACATCAGGGTCGTTAGGGTCGAACCGACCAACAGCATGTTTTTGTGGATTATTCAACACGCTTTCAAATCTATCAACCACTTCTTGTGAGTATGCCATTTAATCTTCAGTTAGTATGTTGTTTATAAGTTGTATTTCTTTTTCTGTTAGTTTTACCATTTAACCTTGTCAGCCCAATATGCTGCTGACATCTTTCCTTTCTTAATGTTTTTTGCATGACGAGCTTTAAAAGATTTACGTTTAGCTTTCATTCTAGCAGATTCACCAGCTTTAGGTTTACCTGCAGTCTTAGCTCCTTTTTGTCCAAACCTAATAGTTTTTATTTTATCACCTTCTTTAGCAACAACTATGTGTGATTTCTTAGGATGGTTAGGAGTTCTTTTAGGTTTATTATAACCAGATACTCCAGCTTTTTTAAGTCTCGAATCTTTCTCACTCATTTTACTTTCCTATATTTTCTAGTTTTCTTAGCAACCTTCTTAGGCTGTTTAGAATGCTGTTTACCTTTCTTAGTATCTTCTCGTTTCTTTTTAGAAGTTGCAGCATATTCTGCAGCACTAAGACTCTTAATAGCTTTGTCAGGTAAGTAACGTTCGCCAGTCTCTGAAGATTTCTTACCAGACTTAGTACGCCATTTCTGTTTAGTCCAACTTCTAAGACTTCTTTGACTTTTTTTAAGTGCCATTACTTATACCCACCACCTTTAGCTTTGTATTGTTTAGCCAACATCTGAGCTTTACGAGCAGACCACTGACCCGGCTTTCCACCTTTGCTACCGGCTTTAATTTTATTAAATAAATTCTTACGCATAGTAGGCTTAGTATAATTACCAGCTTTATTTACTGTGCTTTTCTTTTTTGTTGTGGTTTTTTTCTTGGGCATAATCAACCTTAAATATTAAATTGTTAACGATATAGTAACTAATACAGAATGAAATAGCAAAGGTAACAAAAAATTCAATCAATGTAACACCTTCTCTTCGTTATAACCTTCGGGCTCTAAGTAATGCATTAAGCCGTCTTCAGTTACAATTTCAGTAAACTCGCCTAACAACGTTAGACCATTTGCTTCGGCAGCTTCTTCAGCCTCTTGTAAAGTTTCAGCAACTATATTAGGTCCAGCAAACTTTTTACCATGTTGTTCCATTTCAGTCAGATATATCTTCATACTCATCACTCTCTATTATTACATTTTCTTTTTGCGGTAGTATAAAGATACCACCTTGTACATTGTGGTCAACCTGCACCCTGTCAGTCTTACTTACACCCACTCTATCAAGGATAGTTTGAGCTGCTGCAAGTTTCTGACTAGCTTGAGGTACAGGTCTATCAGAATCAATCATCTCGATTAACTTAAAAGCAGCCTTCGGTGCAGACTTGGCAAGTACATCCGAGGCTAAATCAACTACTTCATTTTTAAGTGATTTGATAACTTGATAGTGATTGCCTGAGTATCCTGCTAGTTCTGCAGCCTTTTTAAAGTCACCTTTAGTTTCGACTAGATTGTCTAAAAAACTTTGTTGTTTCTCAGTTAAATTCTTCTTACGAGTTTCTGATAAGTATGTCATACTATAATATTATAGAGACACTTTGCAAATTTGTCAAGTTATTTTAAAATAAACACGAAAGGTCTTGACAAACGTTGAAAAAAAGTGTACAATATACTTGTATGCCACCCCGGTGCATACCTATAGAATAACATATCTCTATAGAGCTTTTAAAACCTTGTACAACGTACAGGGTTTTTTATTATATAATTAGTGTTAGTTTTATTATAAAGCTTTATAAAGTTTAGGGCATCTGGTTAATACCTTAACTGGGTAGAAATGTATGAGTTTTATATATATATACCCCCTCCCCCCATGTACATCCTGCCCACCCCACTTCACAAACTTTACAAAAGCTTAATCCTAGATTTCACAAGCTTTTAAAAGTTATCCACACTTTGAAAAGTTATACACAGGATATGCACAGATGTGGATAAGTTGTGTATAACCTTAAAAACTTTCCAAGCTTTGGAAACTTTATAAAGTTTAAACAATCTAGTTAATGGAATATTGGAAACCTTGTAAAGTTTATGAAGTTTATTCTTAAACACTTTACAACGGGCTATGGCTACTTCTCAAACTTCACAACCTTTTAAAGTTTCATACAGCCATTCTAAAAGCCACTTTATATTTGTTAACCTTTATATTAAAAATTATTTTTTTAAGCTTTACATGGCATTTATAGGCTTTGATTATTTCACAAAGATGTCACAAAGATTTCACACAACTGTCATGCAATTAAAATCTTTACATGGGAAAATAGATTGTCGGTTGGGGAAACCCACAATTTAAACACTGCACCAAAATGGTGCAACAACAAAGAGGGCAAATATGGTTACAAAAAAAATGAAAATTAAAGCACTTAAAGAGTCGATACTGATTCTTGAAAGTGATTTAAGAAGACTTGAACCAGTTGTTTCTAATTCTTTTGCTAAGTTTAGAAAAGAAAATACCGAAGCAAATCTTTCAAATTTTCAATCAAAGGTAAATGGGGTATGTCAAATTGGTGGAGAAATAGAAGAGTTAGAAAAAGAATTAAAATTATTACAGGGGGGTAAATAATGATTACACAATTTAAAAATACTAAGCTTTGGATTAACCAGAAAAAATTCGAAGTATCCTTAGAGACGGGATATTCTGGAACTGAGTATTACGTTTATAGGAAAATTGGAACAGTAGAAATTGGTAGGGTAAGATCTAGAAGTATTCCCAACCATATTGAAAAGGTAATTGTTCGAGATGATTTATTACAGGTAAGGGTTAGGCGTGAGAACAACATCGGACAAGCCATAAACGGCAAAGGTACAGTTGTTAAACAAGAACGCCAAAATCAAGTCACGGCAAAGGTTAAGCGTTCTATGGTGCATAACTATGACGGAAATTTAGTTAGGAATGGAGGTTAAAGAATGATTAAGAACTACGTATACAAGAAAACAACGGCTAATAGATTAGCAAAAGAAACGATAAATAGAAGTGTGACTTTATGGCTCGAACATATACACGGTGCGTGTTCTCATACTGAAATGACAGATTTCATAAAAGATGATGACAACTTTTGTGACATCTTCCACTGGATAAGCATAGAGCAAGAACAATTAACAGCCATGACTCACAAAGAAAGAGTTGATTTTGTTAGCTGTATGACTAAGCAAATAATCAGAGTAAGCAATTTATTAAGGGAGGAATAAGCATATAACAAAAAGATAGGTTTTGAGACTTTCCATAAAAAAGTCTATACCATAAACATAACTTAAAAAACGGAGTATAAATCATGACACAACCAATTAGAAACTTTGAATACCAAAAAGAAAAAGCAAGAAAAATCAAGAAGAGAGTTGACCAACTTCAAGACTCTATAAAAGAACTTGAAAAGGTTTATGAACTAGCACAAGAACATGACCACATTACTGTTCCTAATCATGTGGAAAGTTTTAACAATGAACTTTATGACTTGGCATATGAATTACACAATATGGAAGTAATACTTGTTGGAAAACTAGAAATCGAATAACTTAACAAACGGAGCAATATGCAAAACTTAATGATACAAAATAAACTTTTCAACGGTACACGTGAAGAGTATCTACAAAAGGCAAAAGACGAACTCAACGAGAGAGTGTTTAAACAGGCGGGATATGAAATCCCAGAAGTAAAAATATCTTGCTCATGGGCATTGGGTACGGCTGACAAGAATAAGAAAACTCTAGGGCAATGTGTTCCTAGAAGTTGGAGCAAGGCAAACATCAATGAGATTATGATTATGCCAACGGTTGACGACAGCGAACAAGTCATTGACACGTTAGCCCATGAATTAGTTCATGCGGTTGATGATAACAAAAGCGGACACGGTGCAGGGTTTAGAAAAATCTGTTTAGCAGTAGGTTTAAACGGCTCAAGTCAGATGAGATATGCTTGTGCGGGAGATGAGTTAAAGCAGACTATAGCAGAGATAGTAAAAGATATTGGACTCTATCCGCATAGTGAATTGCAAATACACAAACGCAAGAAACAAAGTACCAGAATGTTAAAAGTATCTTGTACTGAGTGTAACTTTTCATATCGAACAAGCAGAAAAAATATAGGTATGATGGCTAACACTATTTGCAATGGTTGTGGCAGTGACAGTTTAGAAATAGATTGTTAAGTTAAAAGGTTAAGCCCTGTTACCTATTTAAAAACAGGGCGTTTAAACGGAGTATAAATTATGACAATAAAAATATATGTAGCTTCTTTAGAAGCATATAATCAGGGTAGAATGGTTGGAGATTGGATAACTCCCACAGATTATCTAAGCTTTGAAAAGTTTAATAATGCTATTCAAGTCGCTACTAAAAACGCTGACGAAGTAGCAGTACATGACTATGACGGCACTAATATGAGCAATGAGTATCCAGACTTTGAAAAGCTTTATGAGTTTTGCAAAGCTTTAGAAGATAGTCATTTAGATGAAGAAGTTATTACAGCTTATGCAGATGACATTCATAGTGAATTAACACCTGAATTAATAGAGGAAGCAGAAGAAAACTATGTAAATACTTACGATAATTTTCAAGAATTTGCTAATCAAGAAGCAGAGCAAGAAATAGAAAACACAGTGAATAGAGAAGCTGTTCAATTTGTATTTAATAATTTTGATTACGAAGGATATGCCAGAGATATAAGACATAGCTACACTGTCTTAGATTTACCTGATTATAGTGTAGCAGTTTTTAGAACTTGGTAAGACTGTTTAAACGGAGTAAAAATTATGATAGATAATAACTATATGTCTGAAAAGACTAGATATATATATAATTCAGCACTTATATTAAAGATAATTGCCAAAGCAATTAAAAAAGAAGATAAGTTCCAAGATGAATATATTGACGAGTTCAATTCAGAACTTGATGACCTTATTTATACGGCAAAAAATCTTAAAATAAACAAGGAGTCAAAATTATGAGAGATTGGATAGTACAAAACAAAGATTTTATTTTAGTTATGTCGGTAGCTACACCAGTACCGATATTTTTTATAATAGCTATGCATATAGCAGGAGTATAGATTATGAGAATAGCAGTATTAGCTGACTTTCCAAGGGAAAGAAAAAGAAAACATTTAGAAAAATGTCGTGAGCAATATAACTCTAAAGAGTGGGAAGACTCTTTTGTTCAAGATATTTTTAGACTACCTAAAGATAAATTGCAAAAAGAAATTGCAAGAATGAAAGAGGAAATAAATTTTAAGTACGAAAATAGAGTTGAGTATTTAAGATATTGGAACAAACCACAGGGAACTTTAGATTATTTAGTTGCTGTCGATACATGGAAGATATCAGATGTAGTTAGAATTTTCTGGAGAGAGATAGAAAAAGAAGAACAACTTGCTGAGATTGCAGGTGAGTCACCATACGCATAGCGTTTAAACGGAGTATAAATTATGATAGCAAAACCATACATTAGATTTTTAATGGGAGAAATCCTAAAGAATAGAAACTACTATTACAGAGTAGAATGTTACGGAGATATAGGAGTTGAACTTACCAGAGATTTGAGTGAGTGTGCTAACCAAAAGACAGGAGATAAATATAAAGGTGTTAATGCTTATGACGAATGCAAAGTATATATTTATGATGTGTCACTACAAGATGAGCATAGAGATTTAGACGAATGTTGTGTTGGATTTTTAGGCTGGACAAATTGGAATGACGGAGTTGAAAAGCTTTATGATTATTCTATCGACTTAGAAAAGCAAGTGAAGACTGCTAGTGAAAAGTACGAAAGACAAGTAGAGTTTATATAACTAAAAGTTATATACTTATTCTACACAAACAATAAAAAGTTTGATATAATTATTACATAACTATGAGGCAATGCTTCATAGAAAAACCACGGGA